TGCTTAAGGCTGCTGCTGTTTATCAACTTCCTGACCTGTCTGTGGTTGGTGAAGCAGGTGTGGTGAAACTGGTGGTTCGTGATAAAAAGAATGATACTTCCAACGACTTCTCTGTGGTTGTTGGTGAGACTGATGAAGTATTCTCCTTCAACTTTAAAGTGGAGAACATTAAGATTCTCCCTGGTTCTTATGAGGTAGTTATCTCAAGTAAACTTTTGTCACGATTTAAGAACACTGCGTTCGATGTAAGTTATTGGATTGCTTTGGAACCTGATAGTCAATTTGGGTAATTGTCATTTGAGAAAGTTCTTGTTATAATAAATAATATTAAATAGAACTCTCTCAAATGTATTGTTTAGAATGCAACTCTCCTCTTAAAAAAAGACAAAAAAAGTTTTGTTCTTATAAATGTATGAATGTTTATAATGCTCGTATATTTAAAGAGCAACACAAAGAAAATAATCCAGAAAAGTGGAGAGTTTGCGATGTTTGCAATCAAGAAAAAAATCTATCACATTTTTCTTTGCTAGACAAAACAAGAAAGACAACAACAGAAAGAAAATCAACTTGCAAAAAATGTTCAGCAAGTATAAGACAAACTGAAAAATTAAATAGAGATTGGAAAGTCGATGCTGCAAAACTTCTTTATAAAAACATCAAGTCGAGGTGTAAAAGAACTGGAAGAGAATTTTCTATTGACTTGGAAGACATATCCATTCCAGAAAAATGTCCAGTGTTTGGTTTCGACTTAAAAAGAGAAGATAAAAAAACCTGGATGTGCGCTCCAAGTGTTGATAGAATTGACAGTTCCAAAGGTTATATAAAAGGAAATGTTACAGTTGTCAGTAGGAGAGCAAACATCTTAAAGAGAGATGCTACAGTTGAAGAGTTAGAACTACTTTTAAATTATTATAAAACTTTGAGGAACTAACTTTGAATATATTTGTTACATCACCTTGGCCCGCCGAGAGTGCAATCGTACTTCCGGACAAACACATTTGTAAAATGCCAGTTGAAACCTGCCAACTATTATCTATCGTTGCCTCAGATAAGTGGGGACATGGGTATGGCACTCTCCCTAAGGCAGATGGAACCCCCTACAAGACCGAGAAAGGAGCATTTCGCAATCATCCCTGTACCAAGTGGGCACTGGAGAGCATCCATAATGCCTACTGGTTAATCAAGTGGGGACTGAACTTGTCTGATGAATACTGCCTGCGGTATAATAAAACTCACTCCTGTTACAAAACTCTTGTAGATGCATACTATTTGTTTCCCAAAGGTAAGATTACAGAAGTGACTCCATTTGCTCGTGCTATGCCTGAGGAATGGAAGTATGATAAAACTATTGACACATTTGAAGCATACAAAAGATATATTGCATCCAAACCTTGGGTGTCTGAAAACTATCTTCGTATGCCACAACGCAAACCTAATTGGGTCTAAATTATGACAAGTGAATTCTTATTCTGCGAGAAATACCGTCCTCAAGTAATTGATGACTGTATTCTCCCTGATGATACTAAAAAAACATTCAAGGAGTTTGTAGAGAAGGGTGAGATCCCAAATCTCCTTCTTGCGGGTCCTCCTGGTATTGGTAAAACAACAATCGCAAAAGCATTATGTAACGAACTGGGGGCAGATTATTATGTCATCAACGGATCCGACGAAGGGCGTTTCTTGGATACTGTACGGAACCAAGCAAAGAACTTTGCTTCGACCGTCTCACTTACGGGATCTTCTAAACACAAAGTCATTATTATTGACGAAGCAGACAATACCGGTAGTGATGTTCAACTCCTACTACGGGCAAATATTGAGGCATTTTATAACAACTGCCGATTCATCTTCACCTGCAACTACAAGAACAAAATTATTGAACCTCTTCACTCCCGATGTGCGGTCATCGACTTCACAATCAAAGGGAAGCAAAGAGTTCAACTTGCAGGATCTTTCTTTCAACGACTTCAATCAATCTTGGATCAAGAAAAGATTGAGTACGATCAAAAAGTCGTTGCAGAATTGGTATCAAAACATTTCCCCGATTTCCGAAGAGTCCTCAACGAATGTCAGAGGTATTCTACGGGAGGAAAAATTGACTCGGGCATTCTTGCATCTTTCTCTGACATCTCTGTAAATGAACTGGTTAAAAATCTCAAAGATAAAAACTTTACTGAAGTCAGAAAGTGGGTGGTCTCCAACTTGGACAACGATGCTTCTCATCTACTTCGCAGGATTTATGACGCCTCTTTTGATAGCCTTGTCCCCGCATCTATCCCCGCTGCCGTTCTTGTTATTGCTAAGTATCAATACCAATGTGCGTTTGTTTGTGACCAAGAGATTAATCTCTTAGCAGCATTAACAGAGTTAATGGTTGAATGTGAATTCAAGTAATACAAAGTTGCGTTTGTATAAATAATTATAGCAAAAGCAAGTTAGTATTATGATTGAAAGGGGAGCAAAATGGTGGAATAACGGACAAGAAAATAAAAGGTCTGTTGAGTGCCCTGGTGCTGAATTTATTCTTGGTAGAATTTCATATCCAAGAAGACCATTAAGTGAGGAAACAAAGCAAAAAATTAAACAATCCAATAAAGGAAAAATTCCTTGGAATAAAGGGAAAAGTAACATATATTCTGCCGAAACATTAGAAAAGATGAAGAAGGCGAAAGAAAATTATATTCCTTGGAATAAAGGAATTGAAGGGACTGCTCCTTGGAATAAAGGTCTTACTGCTATTAGTGATGAAAGAGTTAAATCTTATCAGCAAAAACAAAAGGGTCAAATAAGGGAAGGAAATTACCCAAAAGGAAAAAATCATCCACAATATAGGGAGGATACGCCAGAATATAAAAAATATAGGCAAAGAGTGGATTTATTAACTGAAAAAAATTATGTAAAATTTAAAAATTTTATTAACCCAGAAAATAAACCAAGAACTTTATGTGGCGTTGATGGTGGATATCAATTGGACCATATATATCCAGTGTATGAGGGATTTGTAAATAATATCCCACCAGAAGAAATCGCCAAATTGGAAAATTTGAGAGTTATTCCTTGGAAAGAAAATTTAATTAAAAAACATAAATTATTATAATGTTGGGGTTGAAAAAAGTGGGACATACAAAAATGAGAAAATTGATATGTGGAGTTGGTATAAATGATGCTCCACATTCAACACTTCTTGGGTATGATGAATATGGAAAACAAATTAGGTGTCCATATTATATTAGGTGGAAATCCTTAATTCAAAGATGTTATAATCCTAATGCCTGGAAAGATAAAAATAAATTTGGATATTTAAAAAATTCTCAATATGAAAATTGTACCGTCGTTGAAGAGTGGCATAGATTTACTAACTTTAAATTTTGGATGGAAAAACAAAATTGGCAAGGAAATCATTTAGACAAAGATATACTTTTTCCTGGCAATACTGTTTATGGTCCAAATACTTGCATATTTGTTCCTCCACATATTAACACTATGTTAGTGGATCAACGAAGAGGAAAGTATAAACAGGGAGTTAATTATGACAAAAGAGTAAAATTATTTTTTATTAGTATTAGGGTAAATGGGAAAAAAACTAGTAGAGGTTGTTGGAAAACAGAAGAAGAAGCGTATAAAGAATTTGCTAAATTTAGATTTAATGAAATAGTTGAGGAGGCTAATAAATTGACTGATGAAAAAGTCAAAAATGCTTTAACTAATTATGCTAAAATTAAGTATGGTGGAGTGTGAATTCAAATGAATGTAAAACTAATTCGTATGTGGTCTGGTGAAGACGTTATCGCAGACCAAGTTGGAGATCTAACAGATACTATTGTTATCCGTAATCCTATTGTTGCTATTCCTGCTGGAAATGGTCAGATGGGATTTGCTCCATGGTCCCCCCTTTTGAAAGATAAAGATATTGATTTGGAAGTTACTAAAACATATATCGTTTATATTTCAGAAGCTCAGGAACAAATCGTAGAACAATATGAGCAAATGTTTTCTGTGATTAAATCTCCAAGTAAAAAATTGATTATTTGATTATGAAAGTGAGAACTTTTCCTCTTAAAACTTGCTTGAGATATCCTGGTGGTAAGTCTAAGGCAACTAAGACTCTTGCTCCATGGTATCCTGAAAACTTTAAAGAGTATCGTGAACCTTTTATTGGTGGAGGTTCCGTTGCTTTTTATACAACTCAAGCATATCCAGATGTTCCTATCTGGATTAATGATTTGTATGTTCCTCTTTATAATTTCTGGATTCAACTCCGTGATAATGGAGAAGAACTATCCGAACATTTAAAGGAAATCAAAACTAAGGTATCGGACTTTGGAACTCAGGATGAGAAAGATGCTGCTCATAAAGATTTATTTGACAAAACTCGTGTAGATATCAATACTCAAGAAGGACTCGAACGTGCTGTAAGTTTCTTTATTCTAAACAAGTGTAGTTTTTCTGGTTTGACTGAGAATAGTACTTTCTCACCGACAGCATCTCGTTCTAATTTCTCTTTTGTTGGTATTGAGAAATTGAAAGAATATTCAAAACTTATGAAGGATTGGAAGATTACAAATATCGATTACTCTGAGGTGATGAATGTGTCTGGGGAAGATGTATTTGTATTCCTAGACCCTCCTTATGACATTAAGGATTTCCTTTATGGTAAAGATAGGGAAATGCATAAGTCATTTGATCATGATTTGTTTGCCGAGAACGTCTATAAGTGTCCTCACAAGTTTATGATTACTTATAATGTCAACGATAGACTTCTTGAACTGTATAAAGATTATGAACTGAACTATTGGAAACTTCGTTATTCCATGGCACATCGTGGTGATAAGGGAACTAATGAGAATGTCAAGACAGAACTCTTAGTTACTAACTATCCTATTGTAAAAAGTAATCCTCTGGAGAGTCTTCTGTATGCCTGAACTTAAGGACTGGTTGAATTCAATTAACTTTACAAAAGAAGATCTTTCTGAGGATATTAAGGACTATCCTTCTTTCATTGTCAATCGTTGTTTATCTGGTCATATCGATTGCATTCTTTTTTCCAATGAGATGAATATGAATTCTCATCTGGACAAAGATATGCAGTATTCGTTTTATCTAAATAGTCTTAGGAAACGGAAGAGATTTTCTCCCTGGCTCCGTAAAGATAAAGTCAAAGATTTAGAATGCGTTAAACAATACTATGGTTATAGTAATGAAAAGGCATCCCAAGCTTTGA